TTCTTTGTAGAATACATAAAGACCGCTAGTACTTCTAACAGTTGGGATAAGATCGCGGAAGTTAATAGCTTGACTTGGCAAAACTGACGCGTTAGGTGCGTAAGATGCTTGCGCGTCTCCGGTTAATGAAGCCGATAAAGTCATAGACTTAGCTTCGCTTAAGTCGATACGGAATTTACCGTTAGACTTCATAGATTTTTCCATTTCGTCTAATCTACCGTCTAATTTCTCGATAATTAATTCGTCCATAAACTTAACTTCTTTTTTAGCGGCTTTCTTTTGAGCGGCTAAAACTCCGTCGATTTGGTTTTGCATTTCGTCGCGAGTTACTTTAATGTCCGACTTTAAGTCAGCGATTGCGTTAGTCGTATCGTCTTTGATAGACTTAACATTTTCAGCCATTTGGCCGATTTGATTTTCTAGTTCCATTTGTCTATTTTTTAAATAGGTTATTAAAATTGTTTATTGCTTTATATAAATCCTCGTTAGATTTTGTTTCGTTTACTACCGGCTCGACTGCGACTGCGGGTTGAGTGATTTCTTTAACTACTTCTATTTCTAAGATTTCGGATTGTATTCTTTTTATTTCTATTTCCATTAAAGCAAAAGTCTCGTCCGTAAAACGGCCACTCTTAAACGCTTTTAATAGTTTTTCTAATCTATCGTTAAGGTTATTCTTACGGTCCTCGCTCTTAACGTCTAAAGTCGGAGTCTCCGGATTAGCCGCCCAAAGTACCGCAGATCCTTCGTATAGTTTTAATTCCGTAATAGTTCTAATTCCTTTTTTATCTACGCTAGAGTTAATAGTACTAAAACCTATTGAGTGTTGGTTAATTAAACCCGCGTCGTACATTTTAATTACGTCTTCGCCCATTTCGGTATCTACTATCGGAGTGATTGCGATTAGCATATCGTTCTCTATGTAAAGTTGCTCCGGCTTACCTATTACTGAATCCATTTCGGCGCAATGATCTACTAAAGACCAAATAAGATTTTTACCCATTGGACCGCGTTCTCTAATAGTCTTAGTAAACGCTTCCGGTACTATAACGTCGTTATCTAGATCCACATTTCCGCAACGCGCCCAAACTGTTTTAACTCTTCTTTGTGCGCTATCTACGTCCATAACGGAATAAGTAGAATCTTGTTTTTCCGCTATTATGTCTTTAAATTGGTATTTTTTCATAGCCTAAATAAATTATTCGTAATTCAAAGTTATACTATTTTTTTTTATCGTAAAGCCTCCGCGATTAGATCCTTTATTTGTCTTCCGGTTGTATCATTAAATATCGCCCAAATTCTACCGGCGTCTCCTTGCGGCGGATTATTTTCTAGCTTTAGTAATTTACCCGAAGCGTCTCTTTGCGCCTCATATCCTAAAGTACAACGGCAATTACAAACGTTTCCGGCGTGCGCCGTAGAGTCGCAAGGGTGGAGCATTAAATCGATATATTTAGTTCCTAAAACCTCGAACTTAGCGTCTATTGGAATCTTTATTCCGTCTAAATGTAAATGATCCGTTTGATCCCTTGGAATCCTACGAGTTCTAGAATCTTGGGTAGAAATCCACTCTTTAACTGTAACTAATCCGGTAGAAACTGCGCCTACTACCGATCCAATATTAGCCGCCCTTCCCGTTTCGGTCCTAGCGATTAATTCCGCTCTAAAATTAGTTATCCCGCTAGTTTTTAGTAGCGCGATAGCTTGTTGAGTAGTTAAGTTTTGTTCTTGGGCTTGAATAAGAAAATTTCTTATTTGTTCTTTTGTAGTGTCGGTTATTCCTTCGGCTAAATTTTCTAGTCCTTTAGTTTCTAAATAGGCTAGAATAGTATAGGCCCATAGATCCACTAAAGCCGACTTAGTCTCTACCGGACCATTAAAGGATTTAACTCCTTTCTTAACGTCTTTATAAGCAATCCCCGCCATTTTAGTACCTAGCGCAGTATGTAGCTTTTGAATAGTCTTTTTAATTCCTTTACTACTAATAGCGTTATAATCTTGCGTCTTGCAGTAGGTATCTACTTGTCTTTGTAATTCCTTTTGGAATGTAGGCGAGTATTGTCTTAAAGCGTTCCAATAAAGTTTTTTATAGTCTTGCCAAATCATTTAGGCGTCTATTTTTTCTAGTATTTTACCGGCCGCCTCAAATATAGCCGTCTCTTTATTTTGTCCCGCTCTTTGTCTAATAGCAATAAGGCCCGCTCTATCTACTGTTTTAAAGTCGCTAGTAAATACATAGGTCCAATGTCCTTTAAGACTAGGATCTACGTTATCGTCTATTCCTAAGTGCCATTTACCATAAGCGGCCATACCTTCGGACTCGATAAATGCGTTTTCGTCTGCGGGCGTAGGGTGGCTCCAAGAATTAGGCGTTTTGAATTTACCGTCTGCGACTAAAGAAGTAGCGTAAGTAACTCCGGCTTTATTAATTCCGGTTGTCTTTTTTATTTCTTGCTTTAACTCTTCTAAAGAGTTTAACAAATTATCGAAGTTTTTAGTTTCCATTATTTTAAAGTTAATAAGTAACTAGTTTGCGCTATTAGTTTAACTATTTCGTCTATTTGGTTTTGTACCCAAGTATCTTGATAAATAGTTTTACGCTCCTTTTCTACATAAGTATAAAGGGCTTTAAAGTAGGCCATAACTTGCGTACTGTCTTTATAGTTTGCTAAGGTTTCTACTGAATAGTTTTGAGGCCTTCCGTAGATCCCGCTTACGCTTTCTACTAATTCGTCTATGGCTTCTAGTATTTCGTCGTAATAGTTATTTAATGCTTTGTGCATAGAATAGCTATCCGTTTGGTGGTGCCAAACTATCGCTTGTTGTTTAGACGAATGTAAGTGAGAAATAAACTCTACAAAGGTAGCCATAGTTAAGGGTTTTGATCGTTAGGAAGTGTTAAGGGTTGAAATAGGTCCGTAGGTTGTAAACTACTAGGAATATATAGTTTTTCCATTTCCTCCTTAGGAACGTAACTAGGAGTCTTTATACCCATTATTTCATTTTTTTGCGCCGGCGGAATCCACCACGCTTTTTCTAGCCAAGTTACTTGCTCGGATTTATTAGACTCTAATTCTTGATAGACTTTAATATCGTAATCGACGTAAATGTCGGTCCCTTTATAACCCCAATCCGTGTGCAATTTTCGGTTAAGATTGTCTCTTAATGAATCCAATAAAGGAATAGCGCAACGAAGCGTTAACGCCTTCTCGCCTTCTAATTGGTTATTGTATGTCTTACTATCCGAATCGTTTAATAACTGCGAAGGAACTCCGTAGATATTGCAAAGGGCTTTCATATCCCACTTTTCGGACTCTATGATATTTAACTCTACCGGACTTAATCCGATTTGTTTCCAATCTACCTCGTATGCAGAAACCGCAATACAATTAAAGTTTTCAGCGCCTCCCTTTTGTGCGATAGAAGTCTTTAACGCTTGGGCTTGTTGGCCCCCGCTAGCCGGATCAAATCTTTGATCCTTCATAAATAAAACGCCCGCCGGTCCTCCATTTTGGAACGCAGAAACCGCCGCAGTCTTTGCCTCGTTGGATCTAGTTAAAGTCCTAGAAGCCGCCAATAAAGGAGACTGTCCGTAAAGTTGGTTACCGGTAACGGTCCAAGAAGGATTAAAGTATTTATCGTGTAAAATTTCCTTAGCGTCAAAGGACCACATTTTACCGTAGTATAATTGATAGCCTAATCTAACGGGAGGGAAAACTTCTATATCTGCTATGATCGCCATATATTGAGCGGGAAGAGCAAATAACTCGTAAGGTTTGCTTTGATTGTTTCCGCTTTCTATTAGCTTGGCGTATAAGAAAGTATTACCTATCATTAACTTGAATCCGCAATATTGCTCTACTAGATCCGCGAAAGTATCTTCCTCGTTAGGGTATTTTAGTAACTCGTTAAGACGTGCGTCTCCGGTATACATTTCGTAGGCTTTTTTATGTAAATCCGCTACTTCTTGCCAATTAGTTATTTTATCCGGTTGCTTCATTAAAGCCTTATAACGCTTAGACGAAACTTCGTCTACTACTCTATAAACGTGGAACGGCGCTAGCTTTGCTTTGTCCGTTATTAATTTAATGATCGAGTAAACTATGTCGTTAGCTTGATAGCCGTCTCTAACGTAGGCTTGTTGGTTACCTCCTTGCCAAGTAACGATACCTCTTTGGATTGCTACTTGTTGCGCAGTATTAAAATTTGGAGGTAAAACCGTGTCTAGTGTCTTCTTATTCGTGAATATATCAAATAACCCCATAATAGAATAATTTATTCAAAGTTAACAAATTTTAATTACCAAACGCCGACGACGAACTTCGGCTTAAACTCGAACCACATTCTCATAGCTAGCATATCCGAGAAATCCGGAGACCTACCTATTTTTTCTTTAACCTTATCTTTTGGGATAATCCCTTTTTTAGCGTCGTTATCTACGGACTTTTGCTTTACTTGCTCTAACTCTTCCGTGATTAATTGTTTAAACGTAGAAGGGCAATCTATAAATATTTCGTCGCTATTAATCTTCTCGGCTAACTTAAAATAACATTGGCTTTTTAAGTTGTCGAAGTTATCCTTTGTTCGGCTTATTGGGTTTTCTAGGGGAGAACTATTATTTACAAATCCTTTGCAAGCTAATATATCGACCGCTCCCCCGCCGACGCCGTCTTCGTCCAAAAGTACGTTAGAAATAGGGACCGAGTTCTCGGCCATTAGTTGTCTAACTATGTTAGCTACTTCTACTATCGACTTTTTAGAATATCTATAAACCTTAACCCTATACCCACTCCATACGCCAATAACGGTGCTATCGTTGCCGAAACGAGCAACGTCGCAAGTAATATAAGGGCTACCACTAGCGACAAAAGTGTTACTAAAACTATTAATAATCTTGTCATAGTCTATAAGGCTTGAAGGATCGGATAAGTATTCCCAATTCCCGAATAGTAAACGCTCCTTACTTTCTTTGTCTAAAGTTAATAAGTTTTGTTTATAGTGTTTAGAAATAAAGGGATTATCGTCGACGAGTGATTGAATAAACTTTTTATTTGGTTCTAGTTCTCCGTCTCGGTCCGGCTTATAAAACTCGGAGTAGGTCCAATTCTTAGCGGGGTTACAAGTGTATAACTGTTTCGGGATTAGGTTGTAATCGTCTAGCCTAAAACGAATCCTAGACTTAACGATATTCTTTGCCTTATCGGTTACTTGATTAGCCTCGTCTATAAATGAATCGGTTATTTCTAACGATCCTAATTCGTCAAAGTTTGGATCGCTAGGGTATTGGAATAGATCCTTTAGTAAGATTACGGAACCATTAAAGAACTCTATTTGGTTAGACTGTCCGTTATATCTATAATGCTGACCGGCTAGCAAGCCTTGTATTTTAGCTACTTGAAAAAAGGAAACTAAAGTAGTTTCTTTAAGTGTCTTAAGGACCGCTCTACCTATTAGTCCTCTAGTCTCCGGATATTTTAATCTGCGTTTAATTTGGAAATAACACCCTAGCGCAGTTTTACCGCCTCCGGCTCCTCCGCCGAATAATACTTCGTTAGTTATATTGTCCTCTAAATAGTCTAAAGCGATCGTTTGCTTTACTGTTAGCTTCATATTAGGATTATAAGGAACTCGTTTTACTTTCGTAAGTCTTCTCTTCGTTCCAAGTTACTTGCATATTTCCGGAGTGTTCTATTTCTTGTTTCTCTATGTAACCTCGTTTCTTACCTTTAGTCTTTAGGTAAAAGATAGTAGACGAAACTTCGCCCTTCTCAATTTGTTTATGTAGTTTACTTTCTACAAAGTCTAAAGTAAGGTCCGCTATACCGTCTACGGCTTCTTTATATTCCATATCGTTATTATACCAATCGTAGTGGCTAGATCGACAAATCCCTACCATTTTACAAGAAGTAGTAACTATTCCTAGGGACTTTTCTAGCGCTTCTATCATAGCCTTTTTTTGTATGTCCATTTTTGTACGTTTATGCAAAGTTAAAGATTAAACCCGCAGTTCGGGCAAGTTATCGGTTCCTTAACGTTAGTCTCGTCTTTTGGTTCCGGTACTTCTTTGTCAAAGGTAGGTAAATCTAATCCCCAATCTACGAGGGCAGAAACGGACCATTCATTCGCTAGCGTGTCCCAATCCCAAGCGCCGAAGGCTAGGTTATCTTTTATAACAAACTCTTCCTTTTGTTCTTTGGTAAAGTTCATAACTTGCTTAACGGGGACGTCTAAAAGGCCCGCTTCTATGCAAGCCCTTAGACGCATATTCCCGCCGAGAACTATATTATTCTCGTCGATTACTAGGGGACGTAATTCTAACATTTGGGGGAAGGATCTAATAGACGCTACTAGTTGCTTGAACTTATCGTCCGTTATATAACGGGGGTTAGACGGGTTAGGTCGTATTTCGTTTATGTTCATAATATTTTTATTTGCCTTGGCCTTTGTAGGCTTTAGTCGGTTTGTCTTTAGGTCCTTTAGTTTTAGTTGCCTTACCGCCTTTTCTGCGGCCGAAGGTTACTTTACCGGAGTTACTTAGTTTCGCCATTTTTATACTTATTTATTATTTCATACAGTTCGGCCCTCGTCCATTTCTTGACTCTATCGTTTACGGCTTGACGTTCTAGGTTCTTTACTGCGTCTTCGCCTATTTTTCTTACTAGTCCGATTCGGTACATAGCTTGGTTTCCGTATTTATACATATTGCAAGAAGCGCATTGAATATTAACGTTTAGTTCGTTGTATCTAAGAGAAGAGAATCCTTTAACGGGGAAATAGTGGCCGGCTTGATTAGCCGAGTTAGATCCGCAAGAAATACAAGTTTCGTCTTCGTCTCTTTTACGAACATAAGCGTTAAAAACCTTTTGAGTTTGCTCTAGTACTTTGGGTAACGGCTTTAATGTCATTAACCAAATTTAGGATTTATTTTTATAAATTACTCTTTTGGCCTCAAAGTATAGGTTAAAGGTAATTAGTAGTAAGCAAGCTAACGGGACCGAAATAAGAAAAAAGTAAATCATTTGTAGAATAAAAATAACTGTCGCTTTTATCATTTGTTATAATTGATTATTATAAAATAGCATTAAAGTATATTTCTTGCATTGATCCCTTACGAAGTCTTCGCTAGTTAATCGCTCTTCGTCTTCCTTATTTTGTAGTCTAGTACGGTAGAACGCTAGGACCTTACTTTTTATTGAGTTGGCTTTATCTTTTGTTAGAATCGTAACGTTTAACTGTTTACGTTTCCAAAGTATGTCGAAGGCCTTAGCATTTAGGAACCTAAAGTCCTTACTCTTTGAGTCGGCCCAAAATTCTTGATTTGAGGCTAATATTTCCTCTTCCGATACTTCTCTAGGCTTTGGCTCCGGTAACTCGACTACGACGCTCCTACGGACCTTAATAGCTATTTTTTCGTAGGCGCTTAAAACCTCCCCTACAAACTTAGGAGTAAACTTAATAGCCTTGTCTACGTCTAGCTTATTTAGGGCGTACATTTCAAAGGCGCAACCTAACTCTTTTAGACAAAAACGTTTATAGTTATCTATTACAAAAGTTACCATAAACTCAAACTCTTCCGGAGTCGGTATAGTACACCCGCTAAAATGAAGACAAGTCTTTAAGTGTTCTTTTACTTCGATCCTAGAGCAACGGCCGACGCTCATAGTTTGGAGCGCGTCTATTACTTTTAGTTCGTGTTTTTCTAGAGCGTTAGAGACTCTTAAGTTTGGCAAACTCACGCTCGGCGTAAGATTGTTTATTGTAGTCGGGAGTAGTTCGTTTAACGATTTCATCTAGCCAAGATTTATTATTTAAAAATGTTTCGGGGTTTTTGCGGAACTGTTTGTCGGGGACTGCTTCTTTGTATAAAGGTAAATATTCCATTATTTGATTTCGGTCATTATCGGATAATTTATTCCACTTACTTTTTAGCCTACTCTTATCGCCTACCTTTTTATCGTAATCATTCCAAAAGAAGTCGAAATCTATATTTATATTTTTATCTTTATTTACATTTACATTTACATTTTCCATATGGGAGGTCATATGACCTAGCGTATGTTGGTTAACTCCTTTAATATTATTCCTTCTAGACTGTGTAAAGGCCATTCTTTTACTTTTTTCCTCGTCTAGCCGAACGTTATACCATAAACCGGTAGGATCTTGGATAAATTTGTCCTTAATGTTTTTCCATAGTTGACCGACCGTATGACCTATCATATGTTCGGTCATATGACTTCTATTAAATTGTAGAATAAGTAAATCGATATAGGTTCC